ACGAACAGGCACACGTATTAGTGCGGCATTGTTCACGCCATCTGTTTCGTTGCCATATTCAATTTGAAAGTTGCTGACAATTCGTGTGAACTGCAATAAAAATCTGCGTATTTGCGCATCGTAAAAGAACATTTGACTCATGGTTAACTCGATTTCTGGCCCGGTTGTGTGTCAGGTGGCGGTTTGGGATCCAGGAAACCTTTTTGGTCTCCGTTGTCGGCACGTGGTCGAAGTATCTGGCTGAGACTCTGACGTTGTGGAATATTACCAAGATCTGTTGTGGGCGTAGTGTATGTATTGTTAACAAAGCCTGACCGTAAAGTATCATTGGTGGGCCCGTTGTTGAGATTTGTTCGCACTTTGTCCTCAATTTTGACCCAACGCTTGCTATCGTAACGGAATAGTCTATTGGGGAAGTAATCCACTCGCAAGCAGTAGTCGCCAGCCACAGCACCCAGCGGGAATTGTACGCCACTCGTAACTGGCAGTCCGTTTGGTGGCACACCATCTCCAGTCAAGTAACCCACAGTATAACCATCTGCTTTGGGTGTCACATTCATACCACCTTGTGTGCCATCTACAGTGACACCGTCGAGGGTGGTCAATGAAGTGGGATTGGCTGGTTGCCCGCCGTCCACAGTAGCCACAACATAAAGTGGTTTGACATCGTATCCTGATAGTGGTACTTCCACGTCTGCTTGTGTGAGAATAGCATCATTGATTTGATTATCTTTGGGACGAGTACTGAATACGTCGCTTTGTGTGGGTGGAGTGTACAGTTCCCAATAGTCTGTATTTGTAATATCTGTACCAGCCGGGGTGTTTTGTCGGGCACGATAGTAAACGTCACCGTAGTTGGTAACCCAACCAGTGGGATAGAAGTTGCCTGGATCCCAGATGTTTTCGCTGACCACAGGTTTCTTGAGTATATCTTTGAACTCTTGGTTGTTGGTCATTGGTGTTGCCTTCACACGCCAGGTGTGCGGCAACCATGTTTGGCTCATGCCTTCTGTGGCATAGTCAGCATCTTGCACCACATAGTAGCGAGGCAACGGTTGAGGAATTGCTTGATTAAGTGGATAGTAATCTTTCAAGTTGGGCACTTCCAACACATCACCGTTCATGATCTTGCGTCCCAGACTGTCAATCATGTCGTTGAAGTGGAATGTGATAAACAAGGTATCGTTGTTCAAGAACAAGCCAAACTGTGTTAGGTCAAAGTCAATGTCCTGGTGATTGTAAACTCCACGCATGACATAAACATCCGGATCGTAAATTCTGTCACGGTTTTCTAACAACAGCAAGTCTTGGATGTTTAGCGGATCCAAGGTATCGTAAATTGGTTGGGTAGCGTCGCCGTTGCCTGAAAACGCCGAGTCTTCGCCACCGGTTTGCGGTCCCATGTATCGGTGCAGGAAAATATCCATTCCCCCGACTGTGTACATTTCGGAGATTGTGCGGTCCAAAAATTGGTAATCGCGGGTTCTATTAGGTCTGTATAAACTTAGGCGGGGCATAATAGTATTTATGGGCGGTTGACCAATAAATCCCAAAGTGCTATAATTACTGTATTGTCACTAAAGGAGCCCTGATGAAACCCGTTAAACTGCTAAACCCCCGTAGTTCAGACACCAATGTCATGGGCGGAGAACCTGCGTGGCGAGCCCAACCCACAGACAATCGCATCAGTGCTTTGAGCAAAGCATTTTCGTGGTACAATTATTTTTACGGTAAAAAAGATGCTCGTGAGATGATTGTGAACTATTTGGAGTCACAAGACCGTAAGGCAGATGTGCGTACACTGAAAAGTATCCCAGATTCAGCCATACGTTTGACCACAGGCTGGTTGTGCCGTATGAAGATGGTAGGGTTACAGTTAGACGACCATGAAGAAATTAAACTGGATATTTTGCTTAAAGAAATATTAACCAGCAAACAAACAGCGGAAGTGGAATCTGAGCCAGCCGCAGAAGGCCCGGCCAAACCCAACATACAAGATCGACTGCGTGAAAAAGTCAGTGAGTGCGGTGCAGAACTTGACGCTATGTTTGACGAGTTTATGATGGCAGGTGCCAAGATGTCAGCGGACTACAAGCCTATCATGGTGATCCGTGGCATGAACGTGGTGCCTCAAATGATCAGTGATATTGCCAACCGTTGGAAACGCAAATTGGCAGAATTTGAAGAAGCCGTAGAAGGTCGTGACCCACTGCTGGTAGAAGCATACTCTTACTTGACCAAAATCCAATTGCGTAACTGTGTGAAGTTTTGCGAAGCAGTGATCAATGACTGCGGTGCTTATGTACAGATCAAGAAAGTGGAACGTAAACCGCGCAAGGTCAAGGCAGTACCCCCAGAAAAACGTGCGGCTAAGTTCAAACATATACTAGAGTTTGCTGAACTCAAACTCAAGGGACTGCCTGCCGCAAATCTGGTAGACAAAGCCGAAGCCTGGTTGTACGATACCAAGAAACGCAAACTGATCCACCTTGTGGCAGACAGCCATACACAGGCGTTTACTATAAAAAACAACAGCATAATTGGATACAGCACTGTGGAAACGCTACAAAAAACTGTGCGTAAGCCAGCAGATGTTGTGAAGGCCATACAAGCCGCAGGCAAGCCAGCCGCTAGAAAGATCTACAAGGATTTAACCACCACAGAAACACCTTGGAATGCCCGGGGTACTGAGAACTTGATCATACTGAAGGCCTGGTAAATAAGGGGGAACGGAGTCTCCCCAATGGCTGAACAAAATACACTACCTGAGTTAAAGCAAAACCTTATTGAGTATTGCAAATTAACCATGGGTGATCAAATAGTTGATCTTGAACTAGACCCTGCACACTACGAAGCGGCATATCAACGTACACTAGGCGTCTATCGCCAACGTGCTCAAAATGCCTATGAAGAAGCATATATTTTCATGGAGTTGATTCGTGATCTAAACATCTACACCTTGCCCCAAGAAGTGCAGAGTGTGCGTCAAATTTTCCGCAGAACATTTGGCGACTCAACAGGACCGTTTGCGTCAAACTTTGATCCATTTGCACAGGCCTCAATCAATGTGTACCTCATGAATTTCAACGTAGCGGGCGGCCTGGCCACATACGATTTCTACAGTCAATATGTTGAACTTGCCGGACGTATGTTTGGCGCATACATGAACTACACCTGGAATCCGGTTACAAAGAAATTGCAACTGATTCGTGATCCAAAAGGCACTGGCGAAAATGTCCTGCTTTGGGTTTACCAAACCAAACCTGAAATACAGTTACTAAGTGACTACCAAATTCAGCAGTGGATCCGGGACTACATGGTGGGTGCTTGTAAAATGATCATCGGTGAAGCCCGTGAAAAGTTCTCAACCATTGCTGGACCACAGGGCGGTGGTTCTCTAAACGGCGCCGCAATGAAGTCGGAAGGTCAGGCCATCATGGATGCCAAAATTCAAGAATTGGTTATGTATGTGGATGCAAGTCAGCCACTCACCTGGGTAATTGGTTAACACACGCTAGACAAACTATTGCAGTTCTGTTACAATCATTAAATGCACTTGATGATTGATCTAGAGGGTCTAGCAACAGGCCCCGATACTACTATCCTTACCATAGCCGCTCAAGCATTTGATCCGTTTGGGTCGGGTCACTACGACAAACACTACTATGCTAGAGTCACACTAGAAAGCCAGGAAAATCGTGCTATTGACGATGGCACAATTGCATGGTGGGCAACCCAGCCCGCTCACGCTAGAGAAGAAGCATTTGGCGAACAAGATCGTATTCCTCTAGATCAAGCATTGGATGAATTAGGAAAGTTAATTTGGCACTCTAAACTGATCTGGACGCAAGGTCCAACGTATGATTGCAATATTCTCGAGCATGCCTACAAAAGTTATAACAAACCCCTACCGTGGAAGTACTACATGGTACGAGACTCAAGAACTGTGTTTAGTCTATGGCCCGAACTGCCTATTCCCCCCACTAGCCATCACGCACTTGAAGACTGCCGCAGGCAAATTGGTATGCTTCAAGATACACTTCGACACCTCAACGTAAAGGAACTTAAATGATCATTGGCATCTGTGGATTTATTGGTTCGGGCAAAGATACTATTGCTGATTATCTTGTTAATTTACATCATTTTCGTAGAGAATCATTTGCATCAACGCTAAAAGATGCAGTAGCCCAAGTGTTTGGCTGGGATAGAACCCTGCTTGAAGGCCGCACAAAACAAGCCCGTGAATGGCGCGAACAAGTGGATCCATGGTGGGCAGAACGTCTACACATGCCCACACTAACTCCGCGTTGGATCTTGCAATACTGGGGCACAGAAGTGTGCAGAGCCGGATTCCACGATGATATCTGGATTGCTTCATTAGAAAACAAACTGCGCCATAGCCAAGATGATGTTGTTATTAGCGACTGCCGTTTCCCCAACGAAATTAAGGCTATCAAAAGTGCCGGGGGTCGAGTGATCCGAGTTACTCGTGGTGCCGAGCCCACATGGTACGATGCCGCATTAAGTGTAAATCGTGGTGCCAATGGCAACTCTACCTGGGCACTAAGCCACAAAAAACTGGAAAAACTTGGCATCCATGCCTCAGAAACTGCTTGGGTTGGCACCAAATTTGATGTTGTGTTAGACAATAATGGTACCCTAGATGATCTTTACCAACAGGTCAAAGATCTGGTTCAAGATCGCCCCGCCGCCAAGTAACATCACTGCGTTTCACTTCCACGCTACAGTTTAAACAAACTGTTCGTAGATTGCGTTGATTGCTGTTGGTCAGGTCACCGTCAAGGTGAAACACAAACAACTGACCAGGATACCTTGCCTTAAACCCGCACTTGTCACATGCAGGTTTTTTCTTGTACCCATCTAGTTGCCAGCGCGGCACCGGGGCTTTTTGCTTTTTACCTTTGCGTTGGCAACTGGTGCACATTGATCGGTAGTACACTCGATCATATTTGTGATAGGCCACAGCACGTGGTTGAGTTCCACAAACTTTACAAAACGGTCTCATCGGATATTTAGCACACGAGCCTACATATAGGTTGTTCAAAGTGGGTGTTTTTGACACTTGTCAATAAATATTAGAACTTGAAAAGGAAACCATTATGGCTTTAACATCACCAGGCGTAGAAGTAACAGTAATTGACCAGAGTC